ATCAAATGGACGAAGTCTTTCTCCGACTTCCCGGCGCCCACCTACACGCTTGCCTATGTGCTCCACCTCGAAAACGCTGTCTCCGCTACGCCGATCACCTTCAACGCCGCCGCCTCCGGCGCCGACCATGCCGTAACGGTCGCCGCCGCTACCTCTGCCACCTGGACCGCCGGAGATTATGTCTGGACATCGTATGCAACGGCCGGCAGCGAGCGCTACACGGTTGATGCCGGACGTATAACCGTAAAACGGAACCCGGCTTCTATCGCTGCTGGAACGGACCTGCGCAGCCACGGCAAGGTTGTGCTCGATGCCATCGAAGGAGTGCTTGAGGGGCGAGCGTCGAAAGACCAGGAAGAATACCGCATCGGCGACCGTATGCTCAAGCGCACGCCGATCAAGGACCTGATCGAGCTGCGCAGCCTGTATCTTTCTATCTACCGGCAGGAACTCGAAGTGGAAGGCAAGCAACCTAGCCGCCGCTACCTGATGAAATTATGAGGCACTGGATGGGCAGGAAATTCTGGCAGAAAAAAAAACCCGCCGCCGTTCCGGATAAGCCGGCCGCTCCTCTGCGGGATTTCGACGCCGCGGCAATGAATCGCATCACCAGCTCGCTCGCCAACGAGTCGAGCCATATCATGAGGATATTGCGTGACCAGGGAAAGGTGCTGCGTGCCAGGTCGCGCCAATTGGCCGCCAATAATTGCTATGCCACAAAATTTGTATCCATGGCCGTGTCCAACATCGCCGGCCCCCATCCGTTCAAGCTGCAGGCTAAAGTCCGGTCATCGCGGGGCAAGCTGGACGCTTTCGCCAATAGCCGAATAGAAACCGAATGGGCCGAGTGGGGCCGCCCTGGTCAATGTGATGTCACCGGCCGGTTGTCCTGGAACGAGATACAGCAGTTGATCGTGCGCACCCTGGTGGTTGACGGCGAGTGCCTGATTCGTGTTCTAGAGGGTGGCGACTTCGGACCGTGGGGAATCCAGCTCCAGGTGCTGGAGAGTGATCGGCTCGACGAGAATAAAAACGAAGAGCTAAAAAACGGCGGGCAAATCGTCGCCGGGGTTGAGTTGGACGTCAACGGCCGCACCGTGGCCTACCACTTTTTGCGCAGCACGCCGAAGATCTGGTCGCATGGGTATTCCCGCGAATATATCCGCGTGCCAGCCGATCAAATTATTCACCTCTACCTGCCGCAGCGGGCAGAGCAGGTGCGCGGCATCCCCTGGATGCACTCGGCAATCATCAAGCTTCACCAGCTCGGAGCTTTCGAAGAGGCCGCCATTATCGCGTCCAGGGTCGGCGCCAGCAAGATGGGTTTTTATCAGCAAAAGGGCGGCGACGGCTTTATCCCGCCAGGATCAACCCTCGGGTCCGATGGCAATTATCACCAGAGCGCCGAGCCCGGAGAATTCGGCATCGTCCCCCAGGGATACGAATTTAAGGACTGGAACCCGAACTATCCCGACGCCCAGGTGGAACCCTTCATGAAGTCGTGCCTGCGCGGGCTGGCCTCCGGTCTCAATGTCACTTACCACTCGCTGGCTAACAACCTTGAGGCCGTCAATTTCTCGTCGGCCCGGGCCGGCATGCTCGAAGAGCGCGACAACTGGATGCTGCTGCAGCAGTGGCTGGTCGATCATCTGCACATCCCATTATACCGCCGCTGGCTGCGCATGGCCTTGCTCACCAGCCGCTTGTCCCTACAGGGACCGGAGCCGAAATTTTGGGACGTTACCTGGTCGCCGAAACGCTGGACCTGGGTTGATCCTCTCAAGGACGTGCAGGCCAACATCAACGCCATCCAGTGGGGCCTGAAATCGCGCACCCAGGTGGTGAATGAAACCGGTGCCGATCTCGAAGATATTATGACTCAACTGAAAAGCGAAAACGATATGGCGGAAGATGCCGGGGTGAATATCAACCCGGAGCAGATAGACGAACCGGACCAGGCGAGCGCAACACCGAAGGAGGAAGAAGATGGGACTGACGATTAAAGAAATAAACGCCGGGAAGCTGGAGCGGTCGCTGCTGGTCGAGAGACAGTCCGTCAATATAGACGAGCGCACCGTCGAGCTGGCCTTCGCCTCGGAAACCCCGGTTGAGCGCTGGTACGGATTTGAAATATTGGATTGCGGAAGCAAGGCGGTTGATCTCAAGCGGCTGCGTTCTGGCGGGCCGGTCTTGGTTGGGCATAACCCTGATGATCAGGTGGGCGTGGTAGAAAAAGCGTGGGTAGATAGCGACAAGGTTTGCCGGGCCATCGTGCGCTTTTCAAAAAGCGTTCGGGGCCAGGAGATCCTTACCGACATCGCCGACGGCATCCGCCGCAACATCTCGGTCGGGTACATGATCAACGAGGTTCTGCTGGAAAAGGAGCGCGACGGTGTAGCAACGTATCGCGCCACCTCCTGGACGCCCTACGAGGTAAGCACCGTACCGATGCCAGCCGATATCAAAGTCGGGATTGGCAGAGAATTGGATAATAAAACTCACCAGATAAGGGAGAATCGAACCATGGAAAAATGCAAACACTGTGGCCTCGACCTGGTAAACGCCCGTTGCACCTGTAACGGATTTGCCCAGGACGAGCGCCAGGCCACCCTCACCGCCGACAGCGCGCGCCGGCAGTCAATCATCGACGAAGGCGAAAAATACGCCGACAAGGGCGGCCGCGAGGTGGCCATGCGCCTGATCCGCGACCCCCAGTCGACCGTCGAAATTTTCCGCACTGAGATGCTGGACATGATCAACCAGCGCTCCAAGGCCGTCCCGGTCATGGCCACCCACACCCCTCAACCCCCCGGGCAAGGTTTCGGCGCCGTGCCGGTTTCCGTCTCCCTGCGCTATAACCCCCAGTCGCTGCGGGCCTTCGCCAAGCGATTTGACCGGACCCGTGAGCAGGAAGAAGCCGCTTTCCGCTCCGGTATGTGGGCCAAAGCAATCCTTTGGAACGATCGCAACGCGCAGCGCTGGTGTGCCGATAACGGCCTGCAGCAACGCATTATGAACGAGATGGGCGGATCGAGCGGTGGTTTCACCGTACCCGACGAGATGGAATCGGCCATCGTCGATATGCGCCTGCAATATGGGGTTGCCCGCCGTCTCTGCAAGATCATCCCTATGGGCAGCGCCGCCGTCACCGTGCCAGTGCGCACCGCCGGAGTCACCTCTTATTTCGTCGCCGAACAGGCCGGACCGACCAATAACGACCCGACTTGGGGTCAGGCACAACTGGTGGCCAAGTCTCTTAAAACCGAGACCCGCTTTACGCAGGAACTCGAAGAGGATGCCGTCATCGATATCGGCGCCTTCGTTGTTGACGAGCTGGCTCTGAGCCAGGCCGCCATGGAAGATAACTGCTGGCTCAACGGAGATGGTTCTTCCACCTTCGGCGGTATGACCGGCCTGATCACCTTGCTTGAAGCGGGCTATGCCACCCTGGCCGGTAATGTCGCTGGCGCATCCAACACCGACACCTGGTCTGAGATCATCGCCGGGGAACTGGTCGCAGTGATGGGCAAGTGCCCGAGTTATGCCAAGAGCAATGCCAAGTGGTTGACCTCTCCCTATGCCGACTCCATGGTCTTTGCCCGCCTGCTGGCTGCTGGCGGCGGCAATACCATCCAGACCCTGCAGGGCACCACGGGCGCCGCTTTCCTCGGCTACATGCGGGAGACTTGCGAGTACATGCCGGCCGGGGCAACCACCGACTATACCAATAAGGTCATGGCTCTGTTCGGCGATTTCTCCAAAGCCTGCCTGTTCGGCGACCGGCGGGGCATCACCGTGCAGGTACTACGGGAACTGTACGCGCAGAGCGGAATCATCTCGGTGCTGGCCACCAGCCGCTTCGACATTAACAACCAGTTTGCGGTCGGTACTACCACGTCGCCCGGCCCGGTCTGTGCTCTGATCGGCGGTTAACCCATCACGATAGCAACGGGGCCGGCTCCGGCCGTCCTCCTCCAAGAATAGAGGAGATTTTCAAATGAAACTGAATCTGCATGAAGAAAGCAGCGTCGTTTTTGGTTTTTGCAGAGCCATCGGTGCCACCGGAGCAGTGACGGCAGCCATCGACACCAAGGGCTATAACGGCGTCGAGTTCCACCTGCTCTATGGTTTGACTGCAGCAGTGACCGATACCCTGACCGTTCTTATCACCGAGTCCGACGCATCCACCGGCGGGTTCACCTCGGTGGCCGATACCAACCTGAATGGCACGGAAGCCCTGGCGTCACGTCTGGGCGTGACCACTCACGTTTCGGGTACCAGCAT